CAGACCAGCAGCTCGATGATTGCTACAAGAAAGTCTTTATGGGTGACAACGATGGTCGTGTTTGGATTCATGCACACCACGGTGTTAACAATCTAGATGATATCTTCAGCAAGCTACGCTACATGATCATCGGTCTAGATTGTAAATGGATTGTAGTAGATCATCTTCACATGCTTGTACTTTCTACGCTTGAGAACGATGAGCGTAAAGCTATTGACGGTATCATGCATCGGCTAAGGACTATGGTAGAAGAGACAGGATGCGGTATGATCCTAGTGTCCCACCTTCGTAGAGTAGAGGGCAACCGTGGACACGAGAACGGTATCGAGACAGGGCTATCACACCTTAGAGGATCGCAGAGTATCGCTCAGCTAAGTGATTGTGTTATAGCATTGGAGCGTAACCAACAATCAGAAGATGCAATAGAAGCATCAACCACTAAGATCAGAGTATTAAAGTCTAGGTATACTGGCGATGTTGGTGTGGCATGTAATCTTCTGTACGATGGTACGACAGGTCGCTTGAAAGAACTAGATGACTATGATGCTAACCAGTTTGATGGAGATATAATATGAGTAACTTAGTATTTGATATAGAAGCAGATGGCTTAGACCCCACGAAGATTCATTGCATCGTGGCCCAAGACGTAGACACTATGGATGTGTTTACGTTTGACAACACCCAGTTAGAAGAAGGCTATCAGATGTTGCGTAATGCAACTAAGCTGATTGGTCACAACTTAATAGGCTATGACATTCCTGCAATCAAAAAGATTTCAGGTGTTGATCTGTTTGACAAGAAGATTGTAGATACATTAGTACTATCTCGTTTGTTCAAGCCAACCCGCGAAGGCAACCACGGTCTTGAGGGCTGGGGATACAGGTTGGGTTTCAAGAAAGGTGACTTCGGACAACAAGAAGATGCGTGGGATGTATATACACCGGAGATGTTAGAGTATTGCAAGAACGATGTGCTTCTTAATACTAAAGTATATGAAGCGTTGAAGCTTGAGAGCCGTGGTTTTACTCCTCAGTGTGTGCAAATAGAACACGCAGTAGCTAAGATTATAGATGACCAACGCACCAATGGCTTTGTCTTAGATGTTGAGAAGGTCATGGGTCTTATGGCTATGTTTGAAACTAAGCTACATGACATAACAGTTAAAGTCCATGAAGAGTTTAGACCCACAGTAACAACACAAATACTTTCACCTAAGTTTACTGCTACTGGCGCAATAGCTAAGACAGCTATAGACCAACACGGCAAGGGTACAAGACTAACCGATGAAGAGTATGAGCGTTTTACTTTGGACATGGACACTAAACCTATTGCTCGTAACACCGAGACAGACTTTAATTTAGGTTCAAGGAAACAGATTGGAGAGTACCTGATTCGTTTCGGCTGGAACCCCACTAAGCATACACCTACAGGTCAGCCGATTGTAGATGAAGCAACTCTTAGTAGAGTTAAGAACATTCCACAGGCCGCACTGATTGCTGAGTACCTCATGCTTCAGAAACGGTTAGCTCAGACTAAGAGTTGGATCAAAGAGCTTGATGAAGAGACAGGCAGAGTGCATGGGTACGTTAATCCTAATGGTGCTGTGACTTCTCGCATGACTCACTCACATCCTAACATGGCCCAGATTCCAAGCAGCAACTCACCGTATGGTACTGAATGTAGATCTTGTTGGACTGTACCTGAAGGCTACAAGCTGGTAGGTATAGATGCTTCAGGCTTAGAACTTAGAATGTTGGCACACTATTTAGATGACGAGGCGTACACAAATGAAATACTTAATGGAGATATACACACCACTAATCAAAAACTTGCAGGACTTGAATCTAGAAATCAGGCGAAGACTTTCATATATGCCCTCTTGTACGGAGCAGGAGATGCAAAGCTTGGATCAGTGGCTGGAAGAGGTAGAGCTGCTGGTAAAGGACTTAGACAACGCTTCTTTGATAATCTCCCATCATTCAAGACTCTTACGGGACGAGTACAAAGAGAAGCTAAAAGCGGATTTATTAAAGCACTAGATGGCCGTAGACTTACTGTTCGCTCAGAGCATTCAGCGTTAAATACTTTGTTGCAAGGTGCAGGAGCCATCGTGATGAAGCAGGCACTTATTATTTTACAGAAGATGATAGTTCAGAATGGACTAGATGCTAAGTTTGTAGCCAACGTCCACGATGAATGGCAAATAGAATGTAGAACAGATCAAGCAGATGCTGTCGGCAAGCTAGGTGTCGCAGCTATTATTAAAGCCGGAGAGATTCTTGAACTTAATTGCCCACTAGACGGAGACTATAATGTTGGAAACAACTGGAGTGAAACACACTAGAAAGTATGCTGTGTATGGGAATGTATATGCTTCTGAGGATATGTATATACCAGAGTGGTTTTATATAGGAACTTTTTATAGGTGCAAAGTTTTCATAGCGAGCAACGGATACTATAACTATGACTACGAAGAAGTAGTAGGAGACTGGTCTATCGGGTGGTCTGAGGAATATCTTGAAGAAAGATACAAAGCTATCTCAAACGGAGACGAGCGCGAGCAGAAACTGTATGCGCTTCTGGACGAAGAAGAAGCAGACCTCGCCGCACGGCAAGCTAAGTTTGATTCTAAATATAGAAACACTAAAGAGGAGAAAGAGAATGAAACACACTAAACCTGATTTAAACATTAAGCGTAAGGGCGACCTCGCTGAGCACCATGCAATCACTTGGTTATGGGAACAGGGCTATGAAGTATTTAAAAACTGTGGCGGTACAGGGATTGTAGATATAGTGGCTATCAGCCCAGAAAATAAAACAGTATTGATAGATGTTAAAACTACACACTGTTACGCTGATGGCAAAACCATGATGAAGAAAGCACGGACACCTAAACAAACAGAACTGGGAGTAGTTATACTAGGATATAACCCAGCGACAGAAGAGTGCAGGTGGATTAAACATTATGATTCTTCAAACGTACAGCAGCTACAGCTTGTAGTTTAAACAGTTACACTATTATGCGCTTTTAAGTGTTGCAACCTGACACTTTTAAGCGCATAATAGTGCCTCATAATTAAAAGGCATTATCATGCAACTATATAACTTAGTCCCTAACATTTACGATGAACTAGAATTGCTTTCAGATGGCAAGCCTCTCCCACTTACAGAAGAAGAAATTGACAGAACTGTTGCAGGAATGCGAGAAGCTTTAGTTTCTTGGGCAACACCACGACAACGGGATAGTAACTTCACTGTACGCATGTCGAATGTTGGAAAGCCTTCGCGTCAGTTGTGGTATGAGAAGCGTGATCCAAGAGGTCGCGGCGGCATTGACGGCCCAACGCAAATCAAGTTTCTGTACGGTCATCTGCTTGAAGAGATTGTGTTAATGCTAGTACGTATGGCGGGATACAATGTTACTGATGAACAGAAAGAAGTTACAGTTGACGGCATTGTAGGACACATGGATTGTAAGATTAATGGTGAGGTTGTTGATGTTAAGACTGCATCACGCTTTGCGTTCAACAAGTTTAAAGAAGGGCGCTTAGCACAGGACGATCCCTTCGGATACTTAGGTCAGCTTGCAGGCTATGAAGCAGCAGAAGGCACAGACGGTGGTGGGTTCTTAGTGTTAAACAAAGAGAGCGGTGAGCTATGTATGTATGTTCCCGATGATCTAGATAAGCCTAACATTAAATCTACAATTAGTTCACTTATTCCTGCGTTAGAGCTTGACACTCCACCTACTTTCTGTTACGATCCTATACCTGATGGCAAGAAAGGAAACATGAAGTTGCCTAAAGGCTGTAACTGGTGTAGTTACAAGTACGAATGTCATAAAGATTGTAACGATGGGCAAGGCTTGAGAACATTTAAATATTCAAATGGCCTGACATACTTAACCGAAGTAGTAGTTCCACCAAAGGTAGAAGAATACATATGAACAGAAAAAAAAGTAAGCGTATAGAGAGACACGCAGAGGGCCTACTTATAACATGGCTCAAGGGTCTACTCACCGAGGAAGAAGCGGAGGGTGTTAACATGGGCAACTACAGATCTTTAATGCCAGAGCAAACACATTACATGGCTCAACGCACAATCTATCTTAACGCCTATCACCCAAAGTGGATCAAGCGTAAAATAAAACAGCTTATAAAAATATTCCCTAACATTCAAATCGAAGACGTTAACTTGGAGATGATCACATGGAAAGTCAATCAGAGATCATTGGCTCAGTCCCAATAGAAGAGTTGATTATTCAAGTAGGGCGATGGTTAAACGCCTCGCCTACTAACTCTATTACTGAAATAGATTCTTGGATTATTAGCGATATTCTTCTTGTGTTACATGCAGAACTAGAACGAAGGGAGGCAACAACACATTGAAAAAAGTTAAGAAGGGTTACCGTAAAGCACGGTACAAACGCCCAGTAGAAAAAGATGTAGTGAAAGGCTATGACTCTAACTGGGAATATGAACTACACTCAGGCATCTTAGACTCATGGAGCTTTCACGTTGATAAAGTTCCTTACACTGTTGACCACAAGTACGAGCCAGACTTTGTAAGAGAGATTGACGGGAAGAAGATACTGCTGGAAGCCAAGGGAAGGTTCTGGGACTTTGCGGAATACAGCAAGTATGTCTGGATAAGTAAGGTTCTCCCAGATGATATTGAGTTAGTGTTTTTGTTTGCTAACCCTAGCGCCCCGATGCCTCAAGCTACAAGACGTAAGGACGGGACGAAGAGATCTCACGGAGAGTGGGCAAGCTCCAAAGGGTTTAGGTGGTTTAGCGAAGATAGCATACCAGACAGTTGGATCAACACAGACAAGCGAGAAACTTTCGATGACTGAGGTAGAGTACGGTAAAGATGAAAGACGAGACAGATACTTGCGCAAAAAGAAAAAGGTTCTGGGTAAGCCCGAACAAGTTACAGACCGACACAGTGCAGAGCCTTTTAAGCGCAAACGTAATATACCAACCAGAGAGAACTATGATGAGTATTAATGACGCAACACCTTTTGACTGGGATCGCTTACGCCAAGCACAGCCGCCGCTTGAGTTAGAAAAGACAGGCTTAGAGCCTTGGGCTACGATGGCAGAGGAAGAGGCAGAAGAAGATGTAGTCAACAACCCTGACCACTACAACACTGGCAACGTAGAGTGTATTGAAGCCATTGAAGAGTCGATGACTCCTGAAGCTTTCAGGGGCTACCTCAAGGGCAACTGCATGAAGTACCTCTGGCGTTATAGCTACAAAGGCAAGCCCGTTGAAGATCTTCAGAAGGCTCAGTGGTACTTAGCACGCCTGACACAAGTGGTGGTGTTTGAGAATGAGTGATAGCCCTACAATGGTAAGAGCAGTATCCAAATGGGGCACTTTTGGTAAGCAGAGTGATCAGCCTTTGAAGTATGTTGCAATTGCTGATATGGACACAGCGCATTTACAGGCCTGCCTTGACACTCAGAAGTCAACTATGCGTCCAGCCCTATACAAAGTAATGCAAGATGAACTAGATTTTAAATTACAACATCAAGAATTCAGACGGGACTTAATGCCATGAGTGATGTATACTTCTATATCAAGTGGGCAGTAATAGGATTTATAATCGGCTGGCCCATCGGTTACGCAATTGGCACATACTTACTATAATAATTTTGAGGAATAACAATGGATCAGTATCAACAGTTTATACACAAAAGCCGCTACGCACGATGGATTCCAGAAGAGAAGCGCAGAGAAACATGGCACGAAACAGTCAACCGTTACGTGGACTTCTGGAAAGACCGTGGACAGATAGACGAGAGGACAGCGTTAAAGTTATTTAATGCAATACATAACCTAGAAGTCATGCCTAGCATGCGTTGTATGATGACAGCAGGTGTAGCACTAGACAAGGATAACGTAGCAGGTTTTAACTGTAGCTATTTACACATCGACTCACCACGTAGCTTTGACGAGCTAATGTATGTACTGATGTGTGGTACTGGTGTAGGCTTTAGCGTAGAGCG